CCTCAAAGTCGGCTTTGTATAATTACCAGCCTCATTAACTTTAGACTTTGGCTTTGCTTTAGACTTCTTAGCAGCCATTACCCGTAACTCTTTGAAACCTGCATAACGATGTTATACACATCTCCATTGGTGTGAGCGACTGTTGTAAATTTGATATCACCTGTTTTACCGCCACCAGAATTATTTGGAATCCCAGTAAAGTCAGTAAAGTCTAAAGTGTCTGCCCAGTCAGCATTAAGCTGCCAAGCTAAAACATCAGTAGTCGCGTCAAATAATATCTTTACGCCCATGCCAATAGTTGAGTAATAGATCTGCCTAATTGTAACGCTAGAACAAGCCCTACCCGTCATAGGATCTCTGGACAATCCAGAAACATCTATTTTAGTTACTGCGGATTCTCCTGAACCATCACTGACGTTGGTAAACCTGAATATAGCTGTTTTTGCCCCGTCCTGAATGGTTTGAGTAGCTACTGCATCAGCCATATATCACCCCTTCATTTATGTAGCTACATCGTAGCCAGTAAGTTCGATAAGAAGCCTACCGCCAGTATAAGTACCTGCGCCAGCACCTTGTGCGTTAACTAAGTACAGGAACTGATCAGCGGCTATTGCACCGCCAGCCACCATACTTCCAGCAACCAATGCACCGCCGTTAGTAATCTGAGACTCTGTAAGACTCCCAATAGCTGTATCTTCTACGCCTGTACCTTCTGTAGCAGAGAAGATATCAATATCGCCGTTACCTGCGGAAGGAACCTCAAGACAGGTCATTTGAATGCCAAAGATTACACCTTGGTCTGCGGTAGTAACACGCGCAAAGTAAGCAACACCCGCACCATCCCTACCAATAATGTCTCCAACAGTAGAACTTTTTGTAAGGCCGGTTAGATCAATAAGAATAGTAGTCTTAACAATGTTTACGTTGGTAGCAGTATCGCTTTTAAAACGCTCAACCTGAGTAACGTAAACTGCTGCTGCGCCTTCTATACCAGCACCACCCGCAGCTTCATTAATCATTTTGTTGCCGCTGGTAATAGTAATCGTACCAGTAGCTGCATTTTTAGATACGGTTTCAAAACCGTTTTCGGAACGGACGGGGCCGTTAAAAGTTGTATTCGCCATTTAAGTTCTCCTGTCGTGGCTAATGTCTAATGTTCCATGTGAAACATCAGTCAGGGAATAAAAAACAACCCCCGGCTTACACCGGAGGCTGTAGGTTGCTCTATGAAGAGCCGGGAGATCCGTAGATTCCCAAAGGATCAGATACGCCGAAGCTGTAACGCTCACGCGCTTTGTAGCGCACGTTTCCAGTGTCGAAGTCACCATCCATTGAAGTTTCAAGCGCAGTACGCTCAAAGTGCTTCATGCCGTTCGGAATATCCGTCAAGATAAAGAACGCATTGTTATCCGTCAGGTAATGGTTAACAGCATAGCCGTCTGGGATAGCACCCATGTTGCGTATGGAGTTAATGTCATTATCCGCTGTACCTACTCGCTGAGTGGTTTCCAGCAATCTATCTGCTGTAAACATCAATGCGGGTGGAACAACTAGACGCTTAGGTCGAGCCGCAATCAAAAGACCACGTTCATCTGTAAAGGCAGAGATATCAATAATCGCATTCTCTAAAGATGTTTCGTTAAGGTCTGCTGCCGTAGCAGGACGGTTACTGTTAGTGCCGCCTGAAACGAGTGGGTGACCACCGCCTCCAGCTACACCGTCACCGGCTGCTGTGAACAAGTTAACACCATCACCTGATTGAAAGGTAGCAGTGAAACCGAAGTTCAACGGGTTAACAGACTTAACTTGCTTGGTGTACGCCATTGCGCGAGCTAAAGACTTTGTATAACGAGCAGAAAGAGAGTCATAAAGATTATCCTCCATTGCTTCCTCAGTTATAGCAAAACCCATAGCAATCGTTTCGTGGTTGTACCTTGCTGTAAAGCTTTCTTGTGCTGAATCATAATTGATAGCAGAACCTTCTTGCTTAACAGGGGCAGCACCAAAGCCGCTAAGTTTTACTTCTTCTTCAAAAGAACGATCAGAACTCTCTGTGTCATAGATAAGAGTGTGTTCGTCTTCATACTTCTCATACTCAAGACCAAACAAGGCGTTAAGGCCGGGGAGTAGCTCTTTGAGCATTTGTGCGCGTGAAATAGCCATTTCCTATTACTCCTTATACGCCAAGTTTAGTTTCGTAAGCGTGACTTAAAGGAAGATAGGTCACAAGACAGTCAGTGAAGGCATCGCCTACAGTGCTGTTTGGGCCATCCACGAAATCAACGATACGAAGCGGAAGTGAATTAGTCGTAGCTACAGAGCCGCCGTCTAAGGCGTTCCTGCTTCGACCGATTGAGGTTGAACCCGCAGTGTTTACCGCTGATACATTGTTTCCAAGGCCAGTTTGAGCTATAGCCTCGTCACCCTGCATAAGGAATAACAATTTAGGATCGTCGCAGACAAGAGCCGTTATATCCGCAGCAACAGTTGATGCTGGATAGGTCTGACTAAATGTCAATTGACTTGATGTGGGATCAGTAAATGAGCATCCCATAAAAATACCGACAGTTCCAGCAACAACTGCTGTTGTGACGGCTGATTTTTCTACAGTGCCAGAGGCAACCAACTTAACAAAATCGCCGTAAAATATAGCGGTATTGTAGTTGCTTGCAATCTTAATATGTCGAACTTTTCCTGAAAAAGAGCCTGACGCACTAAGAGTGTTAACTGGTTCTGCACCTGATGGACTTGCAGTAATAGCCATGATGGCCTCCTATTAACTTAGGAATTAATTATTAATTCCTGCCAAATGTTGTTCTCGTACTTCTTTCTGGTGTAAGCAAAGGCATACGAGGGTCATTTTCCCGGAGATAATTGTTATCGACAGATTCTATCTGATTAGCAGCCATTTTCTGAAAATGCTCAGTCCTTGACTTCATCTTTTCTGCTGGAGCTTTGCATAATAGCAATCCTCCAACTTCGACATTACCTACAAACTTAGAATTAATATCAGACTGCAACATCAGTTCTGGGTGATCGTCGGCCTTACAAGGCTCCCAACCTTCCCTCAACATCTTTGAAGTATGAGTTCCATCAGCTTGTCCCATGATACTCGTCCTGACCCAACGAAAAACCCACCCATCTTGAGGGGTAGGATCGGGCAATATAGAAGCAGGAGTCCATGAATCACTGGGTCGTGTTTCGTTATCTCTTTCTTTTGTTTCTCTTGGGGTGCGCTCAGTAGTCATTAATTTCTCCTGACTAGACGTATTTAGCATATTGCTGTTCAGTTAAACCCAACTTCTTGGCGAGAGTACGCTGGGTTGGCGAAAGCTTCACTGTGCGAGGTTTGGCTCCATTATTTCTACTTGAGGGGGCCACCACCATCGAAGGTTGACTAGCAGTCGAAGTTCGCTCTTGTCGGGTATTCCCAACCTGCCAATCATGATCTGGAAACGCTCTTTGAACCGTTTCGTCGATTTGTCTAAAGTATTCTTGAGAGTTTGGTTTAACTCCCTGTTTTACGAGAGAAGCATGTTTGCCATAGGCAAGCGATGTCATCTCTTCATATCCTTCTTCCATAAACCAAGGATTGGATGCCGCCCATTCCTCTGTCTCTGGATCTGGTCTAGGAACAGCTTGCTGCTGTTGTTGCTGTTGCTGTTGTTGCTGTTGTTGTTGCTGCTGCTGTTGCTGTTGCTGTTGCTGCGCCCTAAACTGTTGTTCATGTTGCTGTTGTTGCTGCTGTTGACCAGCAAAATTTTGCTCATAACGCCCAGCTTCCGTTAGTTCAGCGGTAGCTTTTGTTAAATATTCTTGAGCCGAAACAACACCATCGGTGTCGCCCTCTTCATAAGCTTTTCTATATTGCTCTTTTGCTTGATTAACAGATAAAGAAGCCCTCTCTCTAACTTGATTGATTAAAGCTTCCTCGCCTCTCCCAATCAAAGATTCGTATTCTCTGTTTTTTTCTGCCATTTGCTGCGCTACGCGATAAGCTTCATCCCGCATTTGTTCAGCATTTTGCGTTTTCCGGCGCTCTTCGTGAGACTCATAACGAAGCTTATTGATTCGTTTCTGAACTCTTTTGCTGTAGCCGGTAAGCTCTTCATCGTCCATCTCTCCTGAAGGCTCATCAACAACCTCATCAACAGGATCGACAGAGAACTCTTCCTCTTGAACGCCGCCTATCTTGGTTCGGACACCAAAGAACTTGTCTTCTTCTGACATTGACAACTCTTGTTCGCTCATAGCTT